GCATGAGTGCTTCTGGCATGGACACTGTCTACGCTCGTTGGTTGGATTTCCCCGGCGAGCAGCTTATTGCCCAGGTTGAGGTTGAGATTGGTGGCCAAAGAATTGACCGTCAATATGGTGACTGGATGCACATCTGGAACCAGCTCACTATGTCTGCCGAGCAACAGCGCGGATATTTCAAGATGATTGGTAACACCACTCAGCTTACCTTCATCACGGACCCCTCTTTCTCCGACGTGGATGGCCCCTGCGACTCCAGCGCTCCTCGTCAAGTGTGCGCTCCTCGCAACGCCCTCCCCGAGACGACCCTTTACATTCCTCTCCAGTTTTGGTTCAACACCAACCCCGGCTTGGCTCTCCCTTTGATTGCCCTTCAATACCATGAGGTCAAGATTAACCTTGACATCAGACCTATTGACGAGTGCTTGTGGGCGGTCACCTCGTTGGTGTCTGATGACATGAAGCCTGCCTCTATTGCCTACAACCAGTCACTTGTAGCTGCCTCTATCTATGTTGACTACATCTTCCTTGACACCGATGAGCGCCGAAGAATGGCCCAGAACCCCCACGAGTATCTTATCACCCAGCTCCAATTCACCGGCGACGAATCGGTCGGATCTTCAAGTAACAAGCTGAAGTTGAACTTCAATCACCCCGTGAAAGAGCTTGTATGGGTTGTGCAACCTGACCAAAACGTAGATTATTGCTCTTCTCTAGTGGCCGATGCTCTTTTGAACCGCGTTCTTGGCGCCCAGCCCTTCAACTACACCGACGCCATTGATGCTCTCCCGAACGCTATCCATGCTTTCGGTGGTCGCGAGGCTATCGCTGGAGACAGCAACTCCTACATTACCTCCAACGGTCTCTTCCACGATGCCGGCGCGGAGAATGCTTCTGAAGATGGCAGCCAGTGGAACCTTGATTTGCCGAACTTCAATAGCAGTTCAACCTCCACCGTCTCCGATGCGGGCACATTCGTCCTCATGGAGTCTTCCATCGACATGCATTGCTGGGGCCTTAACCCCGTCGTCACTGCCAAGTTGCAGCTCAACGGCCAAGACCGCTTCTCCGAGCGCGAGGGCTCTTACTTCAACTACGTGCAGCCCTGGCAATCCCATACACGCAACCCCGATGAGGGCATCAACGTGTATTCTTTTGCCCTCCGCCCTGAAGAGCACCAACCCAGCGGCACGTGCAACTTCTCCAGAATTGATAACGCCACTCTTCAGTTGGTGCTCTCCAACGCCACCGTGACCGGCACCAACACCGCCAAGGTTCGCGTTTATGCCACCAACTACAACGTCCTCCGTATTATGTCCGGGATGGGCGGGTTAGCGTACTCAAATTAGGTAAATTGAAATATATTGTTTCAATTAAAATAACAACTAAAAACTACTTAAAGACAATCATATTATATAATGTATAATATGAATTACACTGTAATTTACAACTTTGACCCGGTGCTTAACTGCGGAGTTATCAATTTTAATGATAAAACTGTGACGATGGATTTTAAAGATTTATTTTCAATTATAAACTTTGATAAAAATTTTATTTATTACACTGATGAAAAACTTTACCCGTATTATTTAAGACATAATCAAAAAATTACATACATTGAACATTTATTTAAATTTGATAATAGTAACATTGAATGCATTTTTAAAAATAACAACCCATTTGATTTAAGAAGAGAAAATGTTACGATAATTCATAAATACCATAACGCAATCATACAATCGCATAATGTATTAGATTATACTCTTGGTCATTATATAGAAAATGGTAAAGATGCATACATTATGAAAAATCCTATGTGGAAAATAATGGAAAATGGTAAGGAATATATATTAATGTATTGTGAAAAAGATACTATTTGTAAATTATGCGCGAAAAGTTACCAAAAAATAGTAGACTTTGAATTAAATGAATACGCAGGCAAAAAAATTACGTGGTTTAAATTACAAAATGGTTATATAATGGGCAGCAATAATATATATATTCACCAGATCATTATGAATTGTTATGGCAACGGCAAAGGCACAAATGTTATCAGCATTGACCACATTGATAGAAACCCGCTGAACAATGCATTGGAAAATCTGCGCACCGCTACAAGAAAAGAGCAAGAACAGAACAGCAAAGGCATCGCGCCAGGAACAAAACGAGAAAGAAAACAGAGTGCACAAACTTTGCCTGACGGAATAACCCACGAGATGATGCGGAAATATGTATGTTATTACAAAGATTACGCCAATAAAGAGAAGACCATATTAAGAGAATATTTTAGAGTAGAAAAACACCCAAAATTAGATAAATTATGGTCTAGCACCAAATCAAATAAAGTATCCCTCCAAGAAAAATTGCAGCAAGCGAATAAGGTGGTAGACGACTTAGAGAACGACATTTATCCAGACAAAACTGAACCAACCCTGCCAAAGTATGTGTCGCTCATTATTTCGCGCGAAAAACCACATCTCGTGTTTGAAAAAAGAACAGACGATATGCGTTTAAATGTTAAAATGGTGCTTCCACAAGACTACGATTTGCACGAGCAGCTCGCCATTTTTAACGACAAGATTAGCGCAAAGTATGCAGGTGAATGCATATTATAATACATTTTGTTTTTTGCTATTAATAATAAAAAACAAAAATATTGCTGCTCAGGCGGGAGCAGCAAAACTTTGCTCACGAGGTCGCTATAGCAATAAATGTGCGCGTTGCTTTTTATTTTTATTAACAAAAAACAATGATGGATTATTATGAAAGGGGATGTTTTTAACACATACCATAATAATATATATATATGTATATACATTTACACATAGTTAAAGACATCACGTGATTATATATTATAATGGATATTTTGAAAGCGTTTTCTCTATTAGAGACGGAGTATCCAATCAACATCCAGGGCACACCTGAAGAGCCGCTGTTTCAAGCAAACCAAATTGGCAAATTATTAGGATTTAGTAATATACGCGAGAATTTAAGAGATTTTGATAGTGATGAAAAGGTAGTGTTTTTAAGTGACACCCCTGGCGGAGCTCAAAATGTCACATTTTTAACCGAGATAGGCCTCTACAAAATATTGGGGCGTTCAAGAAAACCGATTGCGCACACATTCGCAAGAAATCATAAAATATCTATTAGTTATAACTATGCCTAATAGATATATAGACAGATACCGACAACTCAAATCCGCGCGGCTTAAATACAAGCAAACCGCAGCTAATCCCATTCTTATTCAACCCAGCGTTTCTTCCTTTATTAATATTGCTAAAGGAGAAACTACTGCATCAGGTGAATTAAACTGTAACTCGCAAATCTTGCTGCCACTATGCGAACCCATCATTATTTATCCACAGGTCGGATCTTTAGAAAATTAATAATAATAATCATATAAAGATTAATTGCAATGATCTAATATAATGTTTTCATTAAGGAGTGGATTAAGGGGTAGCGTTAATATTAGTAAACGGCACGTATCTTTCGCGAACAAAAACCCGAAGCCCATTATCATAATGAATAACCAACAAATTGAATATGCAAAATTCCCCTCATGTGTGGATTGCATGTATTTCAATTCATCGCATAGTTACGTTGAACGCGGCATTTGTTTGAAATATGGCACAAAGAATGTGGTGACCGGCGTTGTTACTTACGAAGAAGCAAAACTGCATCGCGGGCATAACTCAACCACGTGTAGCATAGAGGGGGATGGGTTTGCTAAAAAAGACCAACCGGAATATAGCGGGTGTCCGTAAAACTGCAATATTCAAAATGCAAATTCAAAGTATAATTATTCGTTTAACAATTTAGAGATTATTAAATTACTAATGTAATGAAAGGGTTAAAAAAAAAGGCATCCACAGATAAGGCATTAAAAGATGGGCCTACCATTTGTTTGAATATGATTGTAAAAAATGAAAGTAAAATTTTGCAGCGTATGTTCACCTCTGTTCTTCCAATCATTGACTGCTACTGCATTTGCGACACCGGCTCTACCGACGGCACAATTGACTTCATCAAGAAATTCTTCAAGGAACATAACATCCCGGGCAAGGTCGTGGAAGAGCCATTCATCAATTTTTGCCACAACCGCAATGTCGCGCTACAGCATTGCTCCGGTATGTCAACCTACGCTCTCTTATTAGACGCAGACATGATTTTGCAAGTCGGAAATTTCAATAAATCCGTGTTAGACCCAAAATTTGATAGCTTCACATTATTGCAAGGCAACGAAGCCTTCTCTTACCAGAATACGCGCATTGTTAGGAACAATGGAACATTTAAATATACAGGCGTAACGCATGAATACATATCCGCGCCAAAAAATGATAACGCCAATGTAGACAAGTCTATCCTCTTCATCAATGATATCGGCGATGGCGGTGCGAAGCAACATAAGTTTGAACGAGACATTCAATTATTAACGCAGGGTATTAAGGACGAGCCAGATAATACGCGATACCATTTTTATTTAGCGAATAGTTACAGAGACAGCAACAAACATGTGGAAGCCATCGTATATTACAAGAAACTGCTGGAGTTTGACACCGCATGGCATCAGGAAAAATATTTAGCGTGTTTGAATATTTACGAATGCTATACAAACATTAAACGGGAGCATGATGGACTTGTGCATTTAGTAGACGCCTACAAATGGGACAACACGCGCATAGAGTGCATTTACCGATTGGTGAAATATTATTGCTGCAAGGATATGAATGATGTCGCATTTATGTATTATACCTTAATTCAAAGCTATTTTGAGAATAAGTTTGTAAATGACAATGTATCGGTCAAACTGTTTGCAAAATACGCGGAATACGCATTTTATTTGCCGTATTATATGATTATTGTCAGCGACAAGGTGAAGAAACACCATATCGGCATTAAAATGTATAAAATCCTCTTTGAAAAAAAGTTCACCATTGTGTCCCAGTGGTGGATGGACAATATTATATTTAATCTGCAATTTTTTATAGATAAAGTGGACCCAGGTGACGCCGAATTCTTTAAAAGTTGCGAGAACTACTTGAACGCCATACACGAGGCAAAATTCACGATTAAACCCAATTTGTTGCATAAATATATTGAGTATGGTCTTAACCGCGCCAACCTAAAAATGTTGTCCTCTGCAGTTACTCCATCATCATCGCCTCAAGTAAACACGGCTGCAAATATTGTTAAAAAATGCACTAGCAAGAAGATATTATTTTATGTCGGGTTCAGCAGCTACCATTGGAACCTGACTTATCGTTTGAACAACTCGCTCGGCGGGTCTGAAACCGCGGTTGCATATTTGTCCACTTATTTTGACAAATCGTTTGACATTTACATTGGCGGCGATGTCATTGAAGAGCAAGTGGACAATATCACCTATGTCAGTCTTAAAAACCTGTCCGCACTCATTGACAACAACACTTTCCATACAATCATTGTATCCAGATACATTGGGTTTTTTGAAATGTTCCCGACGTTCCGCGCAGGCGCAGTGCATTTGTGGGCCCACGACACATCCCTCTTGCCGTATGGTTGCAGTTTGAACAATGACGAAATCCTCGCAAAATGGTCCCCTGCGATTACTAAATGTGTGATGCTTACAGAATGGCATAAGAATGAATACGCAAAGCTATTTAAACCCTTGGAGAATAAATTTGTCACCATTAACAATGGCATTAAGCTTGATTTATTCCAAACGGCTTACACCAAGGTGAAAAACCGGTTTATATTCACGTCGCGCCCCGAACGGGGACTAAAACAGCTCCTTCTTTTGTGGAACGACATCTGCGCAAAAATCCCGGGCGCGGAGTTGAAGATTACTTCTTACAAGGACAACTACAAAGAAAAAGACTTGAATGAAATTAAAGAGCTGATGGGAAAAGTCCAGAATGTGGAGGTCGTCGGCCAATTGAACCCAGTAGACCTATACAGCCTAATGGCGTCCGCGGAGTATTGGGTTTTCCCCAGTTTATTTTGCGAAACTTCATGTATTACTGCGCTAGAAATGCTTTATAGCGAGGTAGTATGCTTTTACTACCCGATTGCCGGCATTTGTGAGACCATCGGTGAGTGCGGTATTAAACTAACACCGAATAATGAAGTCAGCACCATTGTGGAGGCTATTGAAGACCAGTCTAGAATGGATGCGTTGCGTTCTGCGGGCAAAACGTATGCGGCTGGCTTCAGTTGGGAAAATAAAGCGAAAGAATGGCACGAGCAAGTCGTGAAACTGGAATAATTTGCTTGACTGTTATCTCTATGTTATCAAATAAATGTAAAAAAATATTTACATTTATTTTTGTTATTATTATAATCTATTTGAATAATCATTGTTATATGCGCGCGAGCTTATGCAACCGGAGCAGCTACATAATTTGTCCCGTTAAAGCGCACCGCGGTCCGATTAAACAGTATATTCATATTGATGACCTCCGGTTTGGCCGCATCCGGTGTGAACAGTTTTGAAATATGCTCATCGTCTCTGCAGCGAACACTGTAACTCTGTTGCACATTATTTCGACCTATTCGCCCCATGGCTTGAATGATTTTCTCTTGTGTCATGTGCAAGTCTTTGCTAATGTATCCGTGGCAGAACTGGTAGTTGGTGCCATAAATATAATCACTTGAGCTGATGATTAAGAATAGCTTCTGTTTATCTGCGAGCGCCTTCATGATTTCCGTGTAGGCAATATTTTTGTGGTTTGTAAACACACCAATTCCCATCAACAGCAGCACTTTCCAGCTATCTTCCACTCCGGTCAGCATCATTATTTTGATGATAGTCTCGTCTTCAATGTCGCTGGTGAACATATTTCTGGGCGCCATGTCTTCCGCCCATTTTTCCACATGCTCTGGTTTGTTGGGTACGAATGTGTTGTTGAGAGACGCAGGTTTAATCGCGGCCTTCAAATACTCAATTTGTTCTCTCAATTTGGCAACGCCCATTTTATCGCCGGCAGTTTCATTGTTAAACGACCGCTCAATCTTCTTGTCATTCTTCTTGCCCCCCGACTTGCTTCTATCAGATGCGCTGGCACTAGCTCCGGCGCCTTCGCTCTTGCTCTCTTCCAATATATCTTCTAGCTCTTTCTCTAACTGGTCAAGCTTTTCATTAATGATATTGTTATGGTCAATCTTGGTCATGATGTCGTCCATTATTTTCGCAGGAATATTTGCCTGTTGAATGCAAAACTTGGATATTTTCTCTACATCTTCGGCCAGAAATATGGTTGGTCCATCTGTTAATGTATACGCGTCTTTGGTGGTCACGTAGATTGCGCTTGCTCCGGTTGTCTCTTTTGCAATAGGCGTTGGTGCGGGTGTAATTAATTGTTCGCTCGCCATTCGCGCTAACGGTGCGCCGTCCATTCGCGAGCTCGCAGTTTGTATTCCTGGACCAATGCTTTGCGTCTTGCGGATTTTGTTCCCCTTAGGGTCAATCGTGTTATTCGGAATTATTTTGCGTTGTCTCGCGGTTTTGCAGTAATGGAAAACTGACGGCCACGTGGCAGGCGCGATGTGCTTCAGCACTTTCAAATAATGCAGCTTAATGTTTTGCATGGTGCATTCGTCTAATGACCCAAACTGGCGCGATATCTTAATGTTTGCAGGCACAAGGTCGTGCGTGTCGACATAATCAATGAACCTCGCGGTTTCCTCCAGGTCAAAATATCGCAATATAGTCAAGTAGTTCTCGCAATGCGTGACTATTCTCAACATCTCCGCATAATCTTCTGTAATAAAGTGTGGCATGACTACAAACCCGTCATTGTTAATGATGGGAATAGATTTGCGACAATCATGGCTCACTACATTTTGCACAACTGCATTCGGAAATGTGCACCTGAAATCCGCAACAGTTTCCGTCAGCTCGTGCAGTTTCGGCAATGTGGCAGACGACAGCACAATATTGGGTATGATATTTTCGCTCCAGTTTCTTTTGATAATTTCGTGAAATGGATGTGTCTCATAATCAAACGTGATGGTCGGCTCATCCCAATAAGTGATGATGGTCTCTTTTTCATTAAACGCCAGCATATAATACATCGCATAGATATATGATTGAATGTCGCAAATCATAATCTCCACTTTGTCACCCACGCTGTTGTCCACTTTTTTTATTCCACCGGTGCGTTTATTTACGGTGTACTCTTTGGCGGCGAAATAATGCAACCGAATGTCATCTGCGCTGTTGCATCCAAATGCGAATGCCACTTTTTTGGATGACGAGATGGCAGCTCTTGCGAGAGCTAATCCAACGTGACGAGCGGCGCAAACAAATATTATTTTGTGTGCCTCGGACAGCCCAATAGGTGTCAATGTTTTGCCAGTGCCGGTGGGCGCAATGTAGAGAACTAATTTAGGATTAGGTCTTTTCATCGCGGTAAATACTTCTTTTTGGTGCGTATATAGGGAGCTGTCTTCATATTTCAGGAGACAGTGGTTGCGCTCAATGTAGTCCACCGAGTTCTTAATGATATTTTCATAACGGATGACGTCTTCAAATTCTGCGATTAATTTGCGACACACTTCCATAACGTTTGCATTAATGTGCAAGATGGTATTGCGCATTAATTTATAAAGTGTGAAATAGAAGAATAACCATGTTGAGTTGTCTTTGTGCTTGTGTCGGAGAAGCTGTTCAATGTGTGAAATGAGTAAGAGCTCGTATACATTGTCTTGGGACAATTTGGTGGCATCATTGCGTTCAATCCGGATTTTGTCGGCTTTATTAATGGTGATTTTAGCTTTGACGGTGATTTGCAAGTATTGCGCGCCATATTTTGCGATGAGCGCGTCAATTTTGGGTGCGAAGAATGTGTTATAAAGGTAGTCCTCCATTTGTTTTGCAAATTCTATTTTTAGATAGGTGAATAGAGAGCAATGTTTGTTGTATTTTATGGAGACGTCGGCGTAGCCGGCTTTTATTAAATCCAGTACTTCTAATTCCTGGGGGGATACAGGGACTTCAATGGAATCCCATTCGCTTCTGGTGAGTTTGCGCTGATTTAAGTCCATATTAATAAGAGTAAGGGTAAGGGTAAGGTAAGGTAGTCTTTAGGTAAGTCTTTAAGTTATTTGTGATTTTGTCTTTAAGTCCTTTTTTAAATCAATTTTTTATTTTAACCTAATTTTATGATTTTCTAGTAAAATAAAAAATTGATTTAATTTTTATTACTTTTAACATTGCACAACATATCTTTAACGTTCTAAACATATTAAACACAATTCCGTCTAATAATAAATCTGCGCTCCTAATAACAAAATGCAAACGTCTAATAGCATGATTATCTCCATTGAAGGCAACATCGGGTCTGGCAAGTCCACGCTTCTCGCAAATTTGCGCACTGTATTCGCAAATCGCAATATCGTGTTTGTGGATGAACCAGTAGATGTATGGGCGGAAATCAAAGATGCAAATGGAACGACTATGCTTGAGAAATTCTACGCAGATCAGTATAAATACGCCTTCTCATTTCAAATCATGGCCTATATCTCGCGCCTATCTTTATTAAAAGCCGCCATACGCAAAAACCCAGGCGCAATCATCATTACAGAGCGGTCGTTGCACACAGATAAAATGGTATTTGCCAAAATGCTCTTTGATAGCGGCTTAATTGAAGACGTCAATTATCAAATATATCTCAAATGGTTTGACGAGTTCTCTATGGAATGCCCTCTCCATAAAGTCATCTACGTAAAAGCCGACCCAGAAATTTGCATAGGCCGAATTAAAAAAAGGTATCGCGCCGGTGAAAGTGTCATTCCTCTTAAATATTTGCAAGACTGTCACGAATATCACGAGCGAATGATACAACACATGTGCGACCTCAATACGCCACTGCTGTTATTGGATGGCGACACAGACATTTTTGAAAACGTGGATGCCCTCCCCACCTGGATTGCCAGAATAACCGAGTTCATCGCATAAAACGCGCTTACAAATCGTTACCATAATATTCATAAAAATTTATAAATAATTGCTTTATAAATTTTATTTTTTTTGACTTCGCTAATTTGAGCATTTACTAATAACGACTTCGCGCGCAATATTAGTAATAATCTTGTCCATATTTGACTCTTCATTGGGATTAATGCCGCCAGTAGACTGCATCACCATCTTTAAATAAGGCGTGTTCTCGCGATTGTTGCTGATTACGCAATTGGGATGCGCTTTAATCCAAATCGGGATTTGCTGAATATTTTTTTGCTCTATCTTGCGAATGGCCTTCTTAATCCTGTCCCGGTCTTCGTTATCTTTTTCCCACACATTATCTTCCTTTATGTACAATGTCTCGCGCTTTAAGTCGCTACAATGAATTGGCCGTTTGCATGCATCCATATCTTTTAGACCATTAATAAAGATGCGCGACATGCCATTGGAATACCCGAGTTTGCCTGTTTCTTCTAGGTCGCTCAATTGTAGGTGAAGCGAATTAACGAAGTCCACCATATTGACTGCATCTTTGCACGTCTCGTTCAAATAAACGTTTAAATTAAAGCTATTATTCGTAGTGGTATTGTTATTGTTGTTATTATTGTTAGTCACCGTCTTCCCTTCTTTGGCAATCTCTAGCAGCTGCTTCTGGATGTCCTGGTTCTGTTTTAATAAATCAATGATTACACTGGTTAAATCATTATTGCCGATATTATGTTGAATTCCGTTAGGCTGAATTCCGTTGGGCTGAATTCCGTTAGGCTGAATTCCGTTGTGAGAGTGCCCATTGGGGTAATTATTTGTGGAAAACCCGTTCGCGTATTGATTATTTGCAAACCCATTTGTGCATTGGCTATTTACAAATGCGTTGGTCGGAGGGGGCAATGGCGCACTCACATTGCAATAGGCGATGGGCGCGGATGGCGGTTTACACTTTTTTGCGTGCTTCCATAATCCGGATGGGTCTTTATATGTTTTTCCACAAGCGCATGAATGAATTTCAGTAGGGCTAACAATAACGTCCGGATTTAACTTATTCATATGTTTTTTACTAGCAAGATGTTTGTTGTAATTGCAGTGCTTTTTGGTAGAATACTCGCAAGTGGTGCATTCATACATTTTTACATGTTGTTGTGTCGCATTATCATAAACTATTATAGAATTTTCACATTCATTTTGCGCTTGAATATAGTTGTTTTTATGTTTTAATGTGGTTTTATGTTTGTCAAAATTAAATTTATTATATGTAATGTAACTGCATAACTTGCACGAAAACCGTTTGCTTGCTTGTTGAACAATTGCGTTTTCAGTGGTTGCGTTCTCTGTAGCATTTGCAGTAACTGATGTTACTAGTGGTTGAACAACAATCGGCGCATTCAACGCAGCAGAATATTCTTGTTCTTTTTGTTTTACCTCTTGTTGGTTGTTGCATTGCAATGTATTGATAATTTCCATTGTCCAGTTGTTCCAGCCTCCGCAAGCGCGTATTATTTTATATATTTCGGAATTAAATTTTGGAGTGGTTTCAGTAGTGCAATGATATTTATGATAATGTTTTTTTTGAACATAGTTGGTGGTATGTCCAACATATTTGTATGTTATGCGCGGGTCTTTGCATACAATTTTATAAAATATGGTGTTGGAATAGTCTATTATAATTTTGGGCATATTGCAATGTATATATATTGCGCATACTTTTATATTGGTTTTCTAACTTTACAATTCTTCCCATTCTTCTTTTCATTCTTTTCATTCTTCTTTACATTCTTTAACAAAAGTCTTCCATTTTTTAAAATAGTTTGAAGAAATAATGGCAATGGATTAACAAAAATGGCCATGATTCATATGTTTTTAAAATAATTTGGGAATGCGCCGGTTTTTAGATTTATTATGCAACTTTGCGTTTGCAGCATAGGTGCATTGCTCTACGTATGGTTTAATATTATTTCACCATTTATGGTGCGACAAACCTTGCGACTAAACTATCATTTAATGCGTTGAAAACAGACAAAATGCTACAAATGCCTTAATGTAGTTTTATAATAAGGTTTAAAATATTAAAAAATGGCAATAAGGAGTTATCATGTGAATAATTGTAATGCATCGACAAAAAATGTTACGACGTATGGTGCGCCGACAAATGTTGCAACAAGAGGCTACTATTTTTAATACTTTTTTTATTGCCATTTTGCCAGGCCTTTTTTGGACATTTTTGGAAAACCGGCTTTTTCGCGTTTTCGCCATTTTTTTTGAAAAAAATAAAAAAAATTATGCTCACAAATTTGAAAAGTCAACCTCGTTTTTGAAAATTTATGGTAAGGAAGAGTAAATCGATGTATTTTCCCAAATCTACAAAAGGGAATCGAAATTTGGACATTTTATAAATGTCCAGAATCCGATATATACAAAAGGCTTTTGAAATCTAAAAAAACAATGGTCTTACTGACTTTTTGGGAATATTTTTAGGTCATTTTTCTGTGAGCGCAAATGGTCTGCGCGCCGGCCATCCCTGCAATTCGTTATTTTTGAAAACCGGCAAAATCGCCTGTTTTTTTGGTGATTTGGAACATTGTTGTATCAAATTTATGGCATTTTTTTAAGGCTATTCTTTTGGCCATTCTTTTGGCAATTTTTGCATTTTCAAACATGTTTTTTCGCGTTTTGATACCACTTACAGTGTAAACATGAACTTATTTTTTTGGCATTTGTGTTTAGGCATTTTAAAGCCGGTTGTTAAGGCCTATACTAACCCGATGTTAACCAATTATTCATCCCCAAGTCTTCTTCCTTTTTGAATAATATTTTGAATAAAGGAAGAAACTTATTCATTGCGAGTTGGGTCCAACCATGTAGGCTAAGTCGCGCCATAAATATTATATTAGCTATCTATAATGACAGATAATATAAGCTCACTTATTATTGTAACGTGCCCGCATTGTATAAGCCTGGTAGAGATAGCTCAACTGAATTGCTGCATTTTTAGGCATGCTATTTTGAAAACCACGATGCAACAAATCGACCCGCATACTTGTAAAGAAATGTGCGACGAATATGTTGCAAAAGGGTTAATATATGGTTGCGGAAAACCGTTCCGCGTGGTATACGACGAGAGCAAAAAATGCTATAGCGCAATTGAGTGCGAATATGTCTAGCGGCATTATTTTCGGTGTTTCCTTGTCTTTTTTGCGGTCTTGGTCTTCCTTCTTTTGACGCGTCTTGATTTTTTTAGTGGTCGCATGCGACGCTTTTTAGTCTTTTTATAAGAGCCGGCTCGCATTGACCAGCGTTTGTATGGTGTGCCAAAGTTGCGGTCACCTGAAATTACTACTCCACATGAATCTCTTGAGATGCCTTTATTCTCAAGTACGTCGTCTAAAATTTTTGAAACCTCGTCATACCCAGGTTTGACAGGGCAACTTGGATTAATTTTAGCTGTGTATAATGTAAATTGGTATGCATTTATAAGGTCGTCACGTGATTTATCTTCAATTAGTTCCATTAAATTTATAACAAACTCATGAATTATTTGTTTCATTTCATCGTTTGTTAAGTTTGCTCTATATTGTGTATTCGCTTTGTCAACAATTTGTTTTAATTCGCGATTTATTCCAGTGCCAATCCTGTCATCAGGAATGTCTTCTGCAATAATTGTCTTGTCCATATTTGCAAGATAATCCTCGTATTTTTCAATTATGGCTTCTACAAGCTTTTCAATATCTTGACATACATCATTGTTATATTTTTCCGAAATAAATATTTTTTTTATTTTGTGCAATTCATCAATGGATGCGTCTTTCAAAATAGACATTAACTTAACCTCAATAATATTATTGTCAGAACCATCATTGTCAGGGTTTCTGCTAAGATAATCGTCAAGGGTTGTCTTAAATTCTTCAACATTTGATGATTGTTTCGACATGTCAGGATTTGCATTTTCATTATGTTCATCATGTGTAGTGTAAAATCCGCTCATTATATATATGCAAATATAAAACAACAAATAATAAAATTGAAAAAGAATATAAAAAGAAAATTAGTAATATAATATATTCAACATTCATTTAATCGCAAACATAAATCGCAAAAACAATGCCCCCCAAACTCAAACTACCTAAAATCGCGCCATCCACGAATATAATGGCTTATTTCAGTCGCGCTAAAAAAACGGAAACTGCGCCAGACAACACGGTTGCCGAAGTCAGTGCAGTCAGCACAGACGAAGAAACCACTATAAAACGGTCGCACTCCAATGCATTGCCGGTTCTTGAACCAATTATATTGCAGACCGAAAATCAAACACTTATCCCCTTTTCTAAACCATTCGGGTCGCTACCTTTCAAAAACACCGCGAAAGTGGGTCCATTAACCGTGTGCGACTTTGAGCTGTATTTTGATGGCTGCAGCAAAGGCAATCCCGGCAAAGGAGGCGCCGGCGCCGTTATTTACCACAACAAGGAAGAAATATGGTCTAATTATGCGTTCCTAGGTGACAACGTAACGAATAATTATGCGGAATACCAAGGCTTACTCATGGGGCTAAATGCCGCGTTAAACCTCAACATAAAAAACTTGGCGGTCTATGGCGACAGCAAACTCGTGATAAACCAGCTTAACGGCACGTTTCAAGTAAAAGCCGGCAACCTGATTGAATGCTATAATAACGCCGCGTTAATCAAAAACAAGCTGAATTACGTGACCTTCAAACACGTATACCGAACGGAAAACAAGCGCGCGGATAAGCTTGCCAATTTGGGCGTAGAGCTGCATTAACATTGAACTGATTTCATCAGTTTAGTATTCCAATAACGATACGTTTAGTTTAGGCGATGGCTTGTATTTAAGCAGGTCTGAAGCGGTAGTCGTGGTGGGGAATAGGTCGGCGGTATAAATATCTTGTAGCAATAGCCATTCAAATAGTCCGCCTACATAAACATATATATTGTAGAAGCCAAGAGATAACAATTGATTATATTTTTTATATATGCTCTCGTCATTGCAGTTGCGACCATATATGATTATTTTTAAATGCTTCGTGTGCCGAATGTGATGGTTTATCACTTCTTCCTCCCTCGCGCCTGGCAAAGTGGAGCGAATGAGACAGTCTTGCTCAAAATAGGGGAGCGTATTAATGAGCAAATACGACTCCGCATTTTTTATAACCGTTTGGATGTCTTCAAAGTTGATTTTTTGAATAGATTGAGATGCGCCCATAATATATTCATTGAGTAATGTTTATATTATGTTTTGACACAATAAATTGCCATT